CCTCTAGGAGCTTGTGGTACTTGACCGTTAGTGCCGTTTGTTGTTCCTGCCATGATATTATTCCTTATAAACCGAAGCTGTAGCCAGTTTTGGCCTTGCCCTTAGTAGATCCGCCTTGCCCAGCGTAGCCATTATTCTTTGGAGGCGACCATGTGTTGTTGCCACCACCACCGCCACCTTGAGCCGCCTTAGCTGCTGCCGCTGCTGCTGCTTTAGCTGCCGCCTTTGCTGCTGCTTTAGCCGTTGCTGCATCTGCTGCTGCCTGCGCTGCTTCTGCGTCTTTAATAAGTTTAGCTGCTGCTTTCTTCTTAGCTGCAGTAGCGTCAGCTTTCTTCTTAGCCGCTGCCTTAGCATCTGCTTTAACCTTAGCTGCTGCTTCGGCATCCTTGATTAACTTAGCTGCTGCCTTTTTCTTAGCTGCTTTATCATCGGCTAATTTCTTGGCTGCTTTATCGTCAGCTACCTTTTTGGCTGCTGCCTTAACTGCTGCTGCCTCAGCATCTTTAATCAACTTGTCTGCTGCTTTCTTTTTGGCGGCTGTAGCGTCTGCCTTTTTCTTAGCTGCTACCTTAGCTGCGGCTTCATCATCAAGCTGCTTCTGAACTAGGGCAACTGCCTTAGCTTCTGCGTCTTCTTCAATCTTGGCGTCAGATGCTGCTTTAGCCTCAGCTATTTTAATAGCCTTAGCCTTATCAGCAGCCATCTTCTTGGCTTTAGCCTTAGCTAGAACTGCATCCTTAGCCTGCTTCGCTTTAAGGGCTTTATCTGCAGCGTCTTTAGCGTCTTGAGCTAGTTCATCCTGTAAGCCTGTCTGTAGGTCGTACTCGCTAGTTAACTGATCTGCAAGCAAACCTTTCATAACTGGGTTTTGAGACTCTATTACAGGGTTACTAACAGGGCTACTTACCTGTGGAGCAGCATAAGGAGTAGCTTGAGCGCCTTGGCTCAAATCTTCCTTTGTACCCATTGGGAATGTGTAGTCTGGAACTTTAGTTGGTGCAGCCGCCTCTTCCACCTGAATAGTAGGAGGGACGGCATTAGTAAAATTGTAGCCACCCGCTGGGCCTGTAGTCGGGTAATTAACTGCAGGCTCAAACTGACCTGCTGGCCCTGTATTTGGAAAGCTAGGGGCTGGCTGGCTATTCTGAAGACTTGTAATATCCCCTTGGCTGGGGCCGAAGTCATACGGGTTAGAAACAGCCGAACCGTCAGAGTGATACCCTAGGGCGTTGTCATTAGATAAGTCACTAACAACAGCATCTGGTGAGCCGCCTGCTAATGGATTCCCTGTGATACCTTCGTAGATCTGACCAAACATGCTTGAGTCTAGTAAGTTACCAGCAATTCCTGCTGCTGCATCGCCATTACTCATTAAGCCGCCTGTAGTACCGCTACCCATTCCCATACTAGGTGGTAGTGTATTCGGGTAGTTGACGCCACCAATATTAGTTGTGTCAGTCATACCTTCGCCAACATAAGCGCCTGTATCGCCATAACCTGCATACGGGTCAGCAGGAGTAGGAGTAGCACCGCCACCACCACTGTTAGAGAACATCTGGTCAACTTGTGCTGGTGTAGCTGTATAATCTCCGCTAGGACGCGCACCAGTGAATGGGTCAATGAACATATCAGTCATTGCCTTATACTGTGCTGGTCGCTTCTGCTGTAGCTGTGCAAGTGATTCTTCGTATAGAGGGGCGCTAGAGTAGCCTTGAATGCCGCCAGCAAATGACTGAGCTTGTGGTATGCCTGCTGTAGCGTCAAAGCCTTGAGGGGCTAAACCGAATGCGCTAGCTGCATTACCAGTAGATTGCATTGACTGCTGTTGCATAGGAGAGAAAGCAGCTACGTCTGGGCCGTAGTATGGCACATAGCCAAGCTCGGATACGCCACGCGCTTTGTTGATATTCTCAATAGCAGCACCTTCCAGCCAAGCTGGAATTTCTGTCTTGCTTGTAGTTGATCCACCCTTAGACATACCTAAAACCTCTTCTCATATAACGTCAGTTGTGACTTCCAACCATCGTCTTTTAATGCTTTAAGCCAACCTTTTCGGCCCGTCATTGTTAAACTTTCACAGCCCTGCTCAATGGCCCATTGTACCACTGATTCGTGCATACTTATAATTTCATCTAAATCGCCACCACCAAGGAATACGTGCAGTACCTTCTTGCGGGGGAATACTGTAATTTCTGTGACTAGGCATGAGTCTTTAGCAGGCCATAATTGCATCCTGCCAGCCAATATAGCCTCGACTATATCTTCATAATAATGAGTGCCACCACCGTATTCTAAGGCTGATTCTATCCATCCCTTACAGCGTTCTAACTCATTCACCCAACAACCCAAGCAGTAGCATTCCTAAATACAGGGATAACTACAGCGCCACCACCCGTTAAGGTAGCACCGAATGTAGGTGAGCTAGCGTCTGTTACATAAGCCCGTTGACCAACTACGCCTGCAGGTAAGCCAGCTACCGTGAATCCTGAGTTAAGCGATATACCAACAAAGACACCATCAACAGATACCACTGGGTACTTGCTGACCTGATTCCATAGCAATACGCCATCTTCGGCTGCTGATTCGCCAGTAACCTTATGACGTAACGCACTGCGCGTCCTAGATAACCAAGTCGCTGTACGCTGCGCCCACTGTTGCCAGTTAGCATTAATCAGCTTAGGAGGATTGTCTAGTAGGCTCAACGTCTACCCCCAGCCACGACTTCAAGTCTGTTAACACCAACACGCCAATCGTCAGCATTAACACCCTCAATCCGCAGCCTGACTTGTCGCCCAGTAAAACGTAAACTGGTAGGGTTAGACATGCTGTAAGGGCCATATGTTCTTTCAGTATCATTGGGATAGAATCTAGTCTTGAATGTAGCGTCAACATCGCCTTGGGTCTTTTCATCAGGTATCATTTTAGTCACGGACATTACATTTTCACCGTCACCAATAGATATTGGGCCTGACTCTGCGAATGGCTCACCACCATCGTAGTTGAATCCGATTTCATGCTCGTATAGTTTGTTGTTTCCAGCAGACGCTATAATAGGCTGACGGTACACGCCAGAGTCTACGCCTGAAGTCCTAGCAATTGTGCCTATAGCCCAAGTGCCATCATTGTAGTTAAATACCACGTAGCGGTCATTCTCGTTAGAGTTGCCAGACGGATAGAACCACCAAATCTCACCAAAGTTAGCGTTAGCTACAGCGCATACTTTACTGATTTGACTTAGGTTAATGTCGGAAAATACATAGTCAGCTACGTCACAATGAACCTCTGTTACCGCACCACCTGAGTAAGTATAGAATGTTCTACTACCCATCCATATGGCGCCAATGTCCACTACTGCAACTGCTTGTGCTGCTACTATGCCACACGATGTGCCTACCCGCTCAATGCCGTAGACGTATGGTGGGCCTGAATAAGTCGCTACGTGAGCGTCCGTATCAGTTAGGATTAGTGATTGGTTCTGTACCCTAACGCCACATTGAATGCGCCCGCTAGTTTGTAGCTCTAAGCTACCTGCTTCGTTAGTTGCTGCAGGCGTCCATAATGTATTGTCTTCACGATCAGACCATTGTACCAAGCGTGGATTACCACCAGCACCAAGGGCCATTAAGAATCGTTCTTCCGTTACTAGGATAGATCTATTACCTACAGGAGCGTTAGCAACAGGCGCTGCAATCGTACCTGTGGCAAGTTGCCACTCATAGATCTTACCGTCTGAAGTGGAGCAAGCGACCATATACTGGCCCCATGAATCCATCGCCCACGTAGTAGCTGGTGTGATTGTTGTCGCTTCTTGTCGGGCTATACCATAGTATTCTTGACCGTAGTAAGAGTTACCATAGCCTATAGGGTTAAGCGCACTTTCATTACCAACAGTTAAACCAGTAGGTGTAACGTCATGCTGAATGCCTGAAGCAGTATACACGTATAGCTTATTGTAGCTACCAGCCGCAATCCAGCGGTCAGAGCTGTTATCAATCCAAGCATGTAAGCCACGGATCTTACCAGCACTCGCTGTATCACTACGGGTACGCCAACCACCAATAGGCCGTAGCGTATTGTCATGCCACCGTACTAGGTTGGAGTCGCGCCACCTGCCTGCTGATTGCAAGTCAGTACCATTACGGTAAACGCCTGCTGGTAAATCTAATGAAATAAGTGCCATGTTCAGTCCCTAGCAAATAGTTTTAAGCTCACTTTGGGACATTACCGTTAAGGTACATCCATACCGATACACCAACTGCACCAAGTATCCATAATATCTTCTTAGTAACTGACTTGCCGACAGCCTGATAAAAACGGTCATATGCCTTGTTTGCTGCCAATTCAGCAATTTCGTCTTTCTCGGCTTCTGTTAATGGTCGGTCAGTCATCGTCTTACTTCCTAGTTGGCTAACGGGTTATCTAAGGCCCGTTGTAGTTTTTTGTTCAACCTTGATTCAAGGTCTGACAGTTTCCTTTCTACATCTGCCCGTATTGTATCAGATTTTTGCACATAATCCTTCTGTAGTTGATCGCGCTTACTTTCAAAGCGACCTTCAGCAACATCTATGGTAGCCCTAACGTCAGTCTCTATGCCTGAGATGTCGTCTTCTACCTTATCAATGATCTTCTCTTGGCGGTCAATGTCGTCACGTACAGACTGTTTAAGGTCTTTAATAGTAAGGTACTGCTTCTCAGATGCCTCTTTAATCGAGGTGATTTCATCCTTTACTAAGGAAATGCCACGGTCTATAACAGCAAACTTACCTTCCATGATGGCTATACGCTTGTCGTAGTCAGATAGATCAGGCGACACAAATGAGCTTATACGAGCCTCCATATCAAGATACCGCTGATACACCTCAAAGCCGCCCCACATAGCACCCAGTATAGAGCCGATTAATGGCACTATAAGGAGTAGCTTACTGCCTCCTAGCTTAACACCACCATATTCTATCTCTGCCATGTCATCCCCCTAGCTGTAGTCGTCTAAGAGCATTTAGCTCCGTTTCCAGCTTCATAATCTCTAATCGCTTCTTGTGTAGCTCTAATAGGTATAGCGTATTACAGTTAATACGTTCTTCTGGCGCGTTGAGTGGCATGATGATCCTAGCAAAGAAACCAAGGTCTTTAGACTTAGGCGTTGATATGGAGCTAGACGACCATAGGCTGGTGGCATTATTAATTATACCTGTCATACCAAATTCGAGGTTAATTGTACCGCCAATAGCGTTACTGCAGTCCAAATCACCTGTCTTAAACTTGTCCGACTGATAGCTACCGTTACTGCTGGGTAGTTGCAGAGATAGCGAGTTATTCGCAAGTACAGTGGTACTGAGCATTAGTAGTCCCAGAAAAAGCACATATACTGCAAGTAGCCATCTCATTACTTCACCCTTGAGCAGATCTTAGACGATACGGTAGCCCCTGCCTGCATCTGTGATACAGAGCAAATAAACTCTACAGAGCTAAGTGACAGGTTGCTGACGTAAACATCAAAGGAAACAGTGTCTAGGTACTTCATAGGGATGATAGTGTATTCTGACACAAATGGAATAGGCTCCCATTCATCTGTAAACACCCCTATCTCATAGTAAGAAACGTCCTTACGCTTATTGAAGATGTTCAATGTGGTGACAGATATGCCAGCCATAAACGACTTACTAAACGTAGGGTACGTTGGTGTCATCTCATGCGCTACGGCATTGCAGAATGGTAGCAGTGCCAGCAGCAGTAAGGCTCTCATTTACTTAGCGATACA